CTTCCGAATGGTGCGCTACTTCTACGACAACGCAGCTCACCCGATCTTTAAGCCGCCGCTGGCGACCAGCACGACCACCACGATGGTCTTCGAGAAGCTGAACTCCCAATACCGAATAGGCACGGCGCGATCCACGAACATCGGTCGAGGTATGACCAACCGCTACGTGCATGCATCTGAGGCCGCTTTTTATCCAAATAGTGGCGAGATTGTGGCAGGCCTGCTGCAGTCAGTACCCGCCGAAGACTCCGAAGTGATCGTAGAGTCCACAGCGAACGGTGCCGGTGGCTGGTTCTACGACCAAGTGATGAAGGCGCTAAGGGGGGATGGCGACTGGATCGTGATCTTTATCCCTTGGTTCTGGCTCCCAGAGTACGAGAAGAAGTGTGATCCGTACTTCACTCGCACAACGGATGAGGACAAGCTGGCCGCGCTGTACAACCTCACCAACGAAAAGCTGAACTGGCGTCGGTCCAAGATCGACGAGCTCGGGTCTCTGGATCTCTTCAAGCAGGAGTATCCCTGCACTCCCGAAGAAGCGTTCCTGTTCTCTGGACGCAGCTTCGTTGAAGAAGACTGCCTCATGGATGCGGAGCGTAACTGCTACAGCCCAGAAATCGAGGGCAGCTTTAAGGACGGCAACATCACGCCGCACGAGAAGGGGTCGTACAAGCAGTGGATCAAGCGCATTGATCCGGACGAGCGCTATTGCATCGGCGTCGACGTCGCTGAAGGCTTGGCGCATGGCGACTACACAGTGGCTCAGGTGCTCGATTCCCTTGGGCGACAGGTGGCGACATGGCATTTGCACATCGATCCATACGAACTTGGTGACCAGCTCTGCGCGTTAGGCAAGATGTTCAACCGCGCCTACATCATTCCAGAGCGAAACAACCACGGCCTGACTACGATCCGCCGCATGCAGGATCTTGGTTATCCCAATCTCTATGTAGAACACACAGTCGATGATGCGTATGCAGACAGAATGACTAAGCGTGCAGGTTTCTACACGTCCAGTAAGACAAAGCCATTGATCATCGATAATCTCGCTGCGTTGTTGCGTAAGCGCGATAGTGGAATATCAGACACAGAACTTGTAAAAGAGTTGCGTAACTACGTTATTGATGACAAAGGCATTACGAATGCGAAGGCGGGTTGCTTTGATGACAGAGTGATGGCATACGCAATAGCTCTATTCGGACTTAACTCAATGCCACGTAACCGTAGGACGAAAACCGTAGCAACTAAGTACGAGCCGTTCGATAGTGTCGTGGGGTATTGATGTACGAAGACGAAATAGAAGACGAAGAAAATGGAGAATTCGCACCAGTAGAAAAACGTGAGGAAGATCTTGACGAGTTTCAAGGTCTTGGTCCGCGTCTGCAGTCTTTGTTCACTGAGTACAAGGATGCCCGTAACGACATTGAGCAGGAGTGGCTCTCGAGTTTCCGCCAATTTTTGGGGGAATATGACCCCGACGTCCTTGCAAAACTAACCGGTACACGCTCCAAAGTGTTTGTCGGCCTCACCCGCACAAAGGTGATGTCGGCATTTTCGCGTCTGGTTGACCTCTTGTTCCAAAGTGGACAGGACTTTTACAGCATCGATCCGACCGCAATACCTGAGCTCGACCCTCTTGAGATGGCGGAGATCACCAAAGAAGCCACTGCGGAGATCATGAAGGCCTCTGGTGCTGCTTCGCCGACGATGGTGCTCGATATCATTAATGAGCGTCGTGACGAGCTGATGGATCAGGTGCGCGATGAGGTTAGACGCCGCGCCAAGATGGCTGCTAGTGAGATGACCATCCTTGTCCGCGATCAGCTAGGCGAAGCTAACGCTGAGCAGAAGATCAAGGAAGCCATCATGGAGTCCTGCATCTTTGGCACTGGCTGCATCAAGGGCGGCACAGTTCGAATCGAGCGTAGCAAGCGCTGGAAGCGTAGCTACAAGAATGGAGTGCAAACTCACTCGCTTACCGTCGTCGAGCAGGTAAAGCCGGAGATTGAGTCTGTCTCCATCTTTGACGTGTACCCAGATCCTTACGCTACGTCGAACGAAGATCTTCATGGTCTGTTCCGCCGCCACGTTCTTACCCGCCGCCAGTTCCGCGACCTGCGTGACCTTGACGGCTTTGACAGCGAAGCAATTGAAGAGATCCTCTCCGACAGTCCTCGTGGTAACCACATTGAGCAGGACCACGAGCGTATCCGTCGTGAAGTCGCCAACATCAAGCTGCAGTCTGGTCCCAACAACCGGTTCGAAGTACTCGAGTACTGGGGATCGATCAATGGCGCAGAACTCCTCGAGGCTGGCGCTGAGCTCCCAGAGGGCTCTAAAGAGGACGACGACTACGACGCCAACATCTGGATCTGCGCAGGCAAGGTTATCCGCGCTACTCTGAATCCAATTCCGGATGGCCGCATTCCTTACAACTGCTTCCCATACGAGCGTAACCCGCACCAGTTCTGGGGTACAGGCGTGCCTAGCATGATGCGCGACTCGCAGTCGACCATGAACGCGGCGACCCGCATCTTCATCGACAACATGGCGATCTCCTCTGGACCAATGGTCGAAGTCAATATGGACTTCCTCGAGGCAGGTGAAGATCCAACCGATCTGCATCCTTGGAAAGTCTTCCTGCGCAGTGGCGGCGATCCCAATGCCCCAGCCGTCCGCTTTAACCAGCCGGTGGCAAACGCAAACGGACTGACCAGTATCATCGAGATGTTCCGCAAGTTCGCGGATGAGACCACCTCTCTGCCGTCATACACGCACGGTGACGCAGGCCAGCAGCTCAACAAGACCGCGACCGGCATGTCCATCCTGATGGGCAACGCTAACGTGGCACTGAAGTCGACGCTGAAGAACGTCGATGACTATCTGATCATTCCGCTGATCAAGTCTCTCTACCACTGGAATATGGAGTGGAGCGACAACGAGAAGGCGAAGGGCGATCTAAATGTATCAGCTCGAGGCAGTACTTCGCTCATTCAGCGTGAGGTTCGCTCACAGCGTTTGCTGCAGTTTATGTCTTTGATCAGCAATCCTATGGACGTTGCTATAACAAAACGTAAAGAGTTGCTTACTGAGATTGCAAAGAGTATGGACATTAATCCAGACGAAGTAATCAAGACGGATAAGGAACTTCAACTTGAAGCGCAAGCACAACAGCAGCAGATGCTCGCCGCAAGCGGCGCAGGCGGTGCTCCAACTGATGGCTCAGCCCCAGTGGAAGGACTTGATGATCTTTCTAACGGAGCGGCTGGAGGCTTGCAGGGACAAGTTGGAGACCGCTCCGGACCACAGATTTGATCAAGGTAGAGCAGCAGAACTGCGCTTCATCCTTGAACTAGAAGATACCGCGCAAGCGGTTTTAAGCGCGAAGACGACCTCGTAAGAGATACCCGTCTTCTAAACGAAACGCGGACACTCCGTAGCGGACCCGCAAACATTGGTGAGATATGAAGGTAGACCCTGAGAAGCTTGAGCAAGAAGCCGACGAACTTTTGAAACAGATGATGGCAGAGCAGGACGGACCGGAACCGCAGCCCACGGCTGAAGAGACCGACACCCCGCCGCAGCCACATGAAGATGAAAACCCACCCGCAGAATCGGCGGACACTGGGGAAGACGGCGAAGAGATTCCACAGGAAGAAGATCGCGGCGATCAAGATCCTGATGAAAGCGAAGGCGACCTGCAGCAGCAGATCAAACTCGCAAACGAGCGTATCAAGAATGCTCAGGCTCGAATGACAAAGGCAACGCAAGAAGCGGCGGATTTGCGCAAAGAAGTAATAGCGCTACGTCAGCATAATGCGGAGCTGAGTTCTGAACTGGCTAATGCCCAGAACGGACGAGACGGTGAAGATGATGATCTGAAAACCCTCGCTGAGGAATACCCAGACATCGCTGCGCCGCTTCTGAAGAAGCTGGCAAAGTTAGAACAGACAGTCACCCAGTATAGGGACCAAGTTAGAACGAATGAAAGTCAGAGCACTCTTACTGAGCACTTTGACACCATCCGTGAGTCGCACCCTGACATGGACGATATCGTCACGTCAGATGACTTTGTTGGATGGCTTGAGCGCCAGACGCCTGTATGGCAGCGTGTAGCCAATGACGGCAGCGCCCATGAGGTGGTTGAGCTCATCAATCGTTATAAGGAAGTCTTCGATACACAGCCGCAACAGCCGGTCTCAAAGGTTGATAAGGCGCGACGGGTTGCAGAACCCACGCTCCCTAAAGCTAGACGACCGGACCCAAGCTCGGGCAAGCGAATTTGGAGCCGCCAAGAGATCACCCGCATGCCACTCGATGAATTCGAGCGACGTTCGGCAGAGATCGATCAGGCGTATCTGGATGGACGAGTCCGTTAGTTCAATCCTGTTGTAATAAGGTTTATTTAACATGCCTGCTTTTCCTACCGCTGGTTCAAACTCCGCTGCGAACTTCATTCCTGAAATTTTCTCGAAGAAGCTTCAAGCGAAGTTTTATGCCTCGTCAGTACTCCCCTCGATCTCGAACACCGACTATGAAGGTGAAATCTCGGGTCAGGGTAACAAGGTAAACATCCGCACCGTACCAAACGTAACCGTCAGCAACTATGACGGCAGCGTTTCGTATGCTGATGTCACCACCCAAGTTGTCGAACTGAACATCGACAAGGCGAAGTCGTATGCCTTCAAGGTAGACGACATCCTTAAGGTTCAGGCCGACATCGCGTTCCAGAACGAAGCATCGAAGGATGCCGCTGAGCAAATGCGTATTGCTGTTGAGCAAGACGTTCTCGGCAACATCCCTACCGCTGCAACGACCATTTTGGACAAGGCATCGGTTTCAGAAACAACCCTTCTGAACCACATCCTCGAAGCTGGCCGCAAGCTGGACGAATTGAACATCCCTGATTCGGATCGTTTCCTCGTTCTCTCGCCGCTCTACATCGAGATGTTGAAGAAGTCGGAACTGCGTCAAGCTTACTTGACCGGTGACGCTGCTTCGCCACTCCGCAACGGTAAGGTTGGTCAGGTTGACCGCTTCACCATCTATCAGTCGAACTTGCTTTCGATTGGTTCTGGCGGCGATGCTGGCAAGACGTTCTGCCTTGCTGGTCACCCTAAAGCTACCTGCTTCGCTTCGCAGTTCGTGAAGACCGAAACAGTTCGCTTGACCGACACGTTCGGCGACGGCATTCGCGGTCTGAAGGTTTACGGTTACAAGGTCGTTGTTCCTAACGCCCTCGTCACCATGAAGCTGAAGACGACAGCCTAATAGAAGCGGGGGCGAGGGAAACTTCGCCCCCAACTCTTTATAGATGAAGGCATGCAACTGTGCCTTCTACTATGCAGAGAACGAGGAACACCGTGGAAAAAGCCATTGAAGATATGAGCAAAGATGAGCTCGACATCTATGCACGAGACAAGTTCGCCGTAGAGCTCGACAAGCGTCGACGCATTGAGGATCTTGTTGAGCACGTAAAAACGCTCGTAAACAACAAGGGCAAAGTTGTTGAAGCTGCAGTCAAGGCTGAGCGTAAACCAAAAATCGTGCGCCATTTGAAAACTGGTGTGGAATGGTTCTGGAGTCCTCTATATAAGGGCAATCCAGACCTTGAAGTTATTGAGTGGGAATAAACTAAATGGCGACGACCAAAGCTGTTGATCTAATCAGTCGAGTTAGCATCACACTCCAAGATCCCACGTTTGTGCGTTGGACTCAGAGTGAGCTGCTGAACTACCTCAACGATGCCCAGCGGCAGGTCGTCCTGTTTCGTCCAGACGCGAAGGCTGCTAACGCTGCGTTTTCATGCGCAGCCACCGCAAAGCAGACGCTGCCTGCGGATGGCCTTCGCCTTATCAACGTCTTAAGAAATACTAACGGTCGAGCAGTCACTAAGGTCGACCGTAGCATTCTTGATGTTCAGCTTCCTAATTGGTACGAAACCGCAGTAAGCGCTGACGGCGTGAAGCACTACGTGTATGACGCTCTCGATCCGAAGAACTTCTACGTTTTTCCAAAGCCTGCCGCAGCTCACCAGATCGATATCGTGTATGCGATGGCACCGGTTGATATCGTTATCTCGAACTTCACGACTGATACGCAAGTCATCGGCATCGACGACATCTACGCCAATGCATTGATGGACTACATGATGTACCGTTCCTACCAGAAGGATAGCGAGTTCGCTAATCTCAACCGCGCTGCTGTGTACTATCAGGCGTTCACCACGTCTCTTGGTATCAAGTCGCAGGCTGATGGTGGCTTGCTTGAAAGCATGGTCGCTCAGCAGCCACGGCGTACCGCCCAGTGAAGTACAGCGATCTCTTCGTCTACGTCCTGAGTGAGGCTCCGTCCTGCCCTGAGTTCACCGCTGAGAGGGCTATCAGAGACGCTTGCATCGACTTCTGCGCACGCACCGACTTGTATCGTGCAGATCCACAGACGCTTGTTGTTTCACGAGGCGTAACGGACTACGAAATCGATGCGCCTAGCGGCACTGAGCCGAATCATGTGAAGGCGATGATGCTTGACGGTCGTGCTCTTGAGTCGGTTCCTTATGAAGATGCCTTCATGAAGATCGAGCTGTCGGACTTTGGAGCGCCTACATACTTCTCGCAATACGACAACCGTACTGTCCTAGTAGGGCCAAAACCAGAGGGCAAGGTAAGCCTCAAGGTTCTGTACACGCTGAAGCCTACGCAGACATCTACAACGATTCCGGACACGATTGGCCTAGAGCATCGTGAGACGCTTGTGGCTGGAGCTCTATTCCGCTTGCAGATGATGTCTGGTCAGCCTTGGATGGATGGCGCTGCTGCCGGTGCAAACAGGCAGCTTTATGAGCGCGGCGTTGCTGCAGCAATGCGGCAGGCCAAGTACGGTCACGGAGGAGCAGCCCTTACCGTCAAATCAAGAGAGTTCATCTAATGGCTTACTCAGAAACTCTATACCTTGTTCAAGGCGACACGTTGCCTCAGCTTAAAGTCACTGTGCGTGATCGCAACCTAGCTGCGGCTGGCAAGGTGCTGGACCCAGAAGATCCTACTACATGGGCTCTGGTGAACCTTACCGGCGGGACTGTTCGCTTGCGTGTGCGTGAGGTTGGCGGATCTACCACTAAGTCAACGCTTATCGGCACCAATACCAACGCTGTTGGCGGTGAAGTTGTATTCGTGTTCGACGCGACCACGCTAGACACTTCTGGTGTTTTCGAGGGCGAGATTGAATACACAGAAGCTGGCGGTGGAAAGCAGACAGTATACGACTTGATCAAGCTCCAGATTCGCGAGCAGTTCGCTTAAGGAGCCGCCAATGGCAATAGCCGGTATCGAAACTGGTGGTACTGGTGAAGGCCCTATGGATGCCTCGGCGGACGTCAGAAAGTTAGAGGTTGCGCCGCTCGAGTACACAGAGCTGTCGGCATCTACAGGGTACGTAGAGCTTGATGCACAGACGCGCTATAGGTTCCTATCATCCGCGAGTAAGTACGTCGCGCTTGCTGCGCAGAGAGCTTATGTACGCCTATTCGCTAGCACGGCCTCGATCCGTCCAGTCATCACAACTGCGCTTGGTATATTTTTAATCTTCCGCGAGCTTGCGGATGCGGCAGGGATTACAGATCAGATTCGTCGTGCCTTCGGCAAGGGATTGTCGGACAACGCCATTACAACTGATACTCAATCCAAGTCACTTAGCCGCTCGAGAAGCGATGCCGCTGTAGCAAGCGAAGTTATATCTCGAGGCACAGGCAAGGTTTTAACGGAGCTTGTGACTGGTACGGACTTTTTAAGTAAGTCGTCTGGCAAGAATCCCAACGACATGTTGTCGGCGTCGGAGATCTCAATCAAATCGATTGGGAAAGTGTCTACCGAATCAGTGGCTGCAACAGACATTCTTTCAAAGACAACGAGCTTTGTACGGGCGATATCTGACGGATCAGTTGTCGCTGACGCTTCATCGAAGTTGTTTGGCAAAGACGCAGTAGATGGCGTGCAGTCATTGGATACTCGCCTGCTGAACGTGAATAAAGTTTTATCAGATATTGCTTATGCAACTGATGACGTCAACGGCGCATCGGCGGGTGACGACCAGACAATTCAGTTCTTCAAGTCGAGATCTGACGCAGTATTAGCTCAAGACATCATCGCGATTGTCTCTACCTTCTCAAGAGTGTATAGCGATACGGCGTATACCTCAGAGGTGTCGGCAAAGGCTTTCGATAAATCGCGTGAAGATCAGGCGGTGACATCGGACTCAGGCTTTGTTAAGAGCCAAGGGTACTGCGATATAAGTTACTTCATGGAGGATTACGTGGGCGCTATACGAACATTCTGAGGGTTAACATGAATACGAACGAAATGATCAAGGCCACTGGCCGACTGAATATCCAAGTCATCGGCACTGATGGCGTGATCAAGGAAGAACAGACTGTAGACAACCTCGTTGTCAGCGTTGGTCTGAACTTCATCGCCAGCCGCATCAAAGATGCAACCGCTGCAGCCATGTCGCACATGGCCGTTGGCTCAGGCACCGCCGCTGCAGCAGGTGGGAACACAGCGCTTGGCACTGAGCTTGGTCGTGTCGCTCTGGTGTCGACTACTGTCACCAATAACTCTGTTGCATATGTCGCTACGTTTGGCGCTGGTGTAGGCACTGGTGCGGTAACTGAAGCAGGCTTGTTTAACGCCGCCTCTAACGGAACGATGCTTTGCCGCACCGTCTTTGGTGTCGTTAATAAAGAGGCGACTGATACGATGTCGATCACTTGGACCGTCACTATCGGCGCTGCGTAATTCCTCTGAGGCGAGTCTAAGATGGCAACTATTGTTACGCGGTCCGGAAAAGGCTCGCCCCTTACCAACAATGAAGTTGATGCCAACTTCACGAATTTGAATACTGAGCTGGGGACGAAGGTTAATGCCTCGTCTCTAGCTGCTGTTGCAACCTCTGGCGCATATGCCGACCTCTCTGGCAGGCCGACAAACGTCTCATCGTTTACTAATGACAGCGGCTATCTGACCAGCTTCACCGAAGCCGATCCGACTGTGCCGTCGCACGTCAAGGCGATCACGACGACAAACATCAGTAACTGGAACACGGCATTTGGCTGGGGTAATCACGCATCTGCAGGGTACCTCACTGGCATCACGTCAGGTCAGATTACAACGGCTCTGGGCTTTACACCAGCAACGGCGGCACAAGGCGCTAAGGCAGACACTGCTGTTCAAACCATTACATCGACTGATGGATCTATATCTATTACTGGAACAACGGCGATAGACCTATCGGTTGCTGTCGCTGGTTCAACTTCAAACGTCCTCCTGCCTGTTCGCAACACTACGGGCGCAACGCTCACAAAAGGCACTGCGGTATATATCAGTGGCGCTACTGGTCAGATTTCCACTGTAAGCAAGGCAATCGCAACAAGCGATGCAACGTCGGCGCAGACATTGGGCTTGGTCACAGCCAACATTTCAAACAATTCCAATGGCAACGTCACGCTCATTGGAGCCATCACCAACATCAACACATCTGCTTACACGGATGGGCAGCAACTTTACCTAAGCCCTACAACGGCTGGAACGCTGACCGCCACCAAGCCACATGCACCTGACCACTTGGTTTATATGGCGGTTGTGGAACACGCTCACCCAACGCAGGGTAAGCTGTTCGTCAAAGTGCAAAACGGCTATGAGATGGACGAATTGCACGATGTATCGGCGCAAAATCCAGCGAATAATGATGGCCTGTTCTATAACACAACGTCTGGCCTGTGGGAAAAGAAGTCTATTGCCACAGCCCTTGGCTACACGCCTGTAAACAAAGCTGGTGACACTTTGACAGGGCCAATTACGGTAAACAGCGGAGCCAACCAAGTTATCTTGGGAAGTGACGGTGCAATTGAGCTTACTCGTGGTGCTGGTGGCGCTTACATTGACTTTAAAGATAGCACAGCGGAAGATTTTGATGTTCGCCTACAGGCGACAGGAAACCAATTAGGCATCGCAGCCGCTGGTGGATTGACCCTTAATGGTGCGGGAGTGCTTACTGGCATTACGTCTGGTCAGGTCATAACGGCCCTTGGCTATACGCCTTACAACGCCACAAACCCTAATGGTTACATAACTTCATCTGCGCTGTCTGCTTATCTGCCTTTGACTGGTGGTTCGCTTAATGTTGGTGGCGTCTCAAACACGCACCAATTTCTATACAACGAAAGCGGCGGCGAAATTCAGCTTATTGATAGCACTGGCGCTGGCCCAATCCTGATTGATAATGTGAGTGGATTGGCTCGTTTCTATAAAGTTGGCTCTGGCGCGATGTCGATTGGCACGACTGGCGCAAACTATTTGCAATTTATCACAAATGGTTCCGAACGCTTCCGCATCGACAGCAGCGGCAACGTCGGGATTGGCACAAGTGCGCCATCTTCCCTCCTACATGTAAAGCGCGGCAGCAATGCGACCGAAGTGTATCCAAGTGGCACTTGGGCTAGTCGCATCATCAATGCTACCGACGCTTCCGGTGAAAATGGCCTTGTTGTCGGTAACCGTTGGGCAGCATCCTCATCAACTGTGTTTGAGGTTGGCTCAATCTTCGGTGGTGGTGGTGGTTCTTGGTATTCGTATTATAAAGTTGACGGTTCAGGCAATAGCATATGGGGTAGCGGCGGCACTGAAGTTATGCGCCTTGCTGGCAGCAATTTGGGTATTGGCACAACTTCTCCAAGTGCAGTGCTTCATCTTAACAAAGCTTCTGGCGCAGCGGATTTGCGGTTGTCTGTGGGCGGAACGCTTTACACCAACATTTACGCATCTTCCAGCGATGTAAACATCCTTTCGATTACCGCTATCCCGCTTATCCTTGGCACAAATAATACCGAACGTATGCGTATCGACAGCAGCGGCAACGTCGGGATTGGTGCTTCAGCACCTGCCACAAAGTTAGAAGTCAACGGCGGTCTTATTGCTGGTTCGGAAAACAGGCAGACGCACCCCCCAACTGGGCCTGTCGGTTTCAAAGCGCAGTGGAACTTCACGGGCGGTGACGGCGAAACAGATTTCTATAATTTGTATGCCCCTGCAACCACCAGCTTCCGTTTTTACCAGACAACGGGCAGCGGAACAGCGCAGCTTTTGTATAATATGCGGCCATCTAGCCACGAATTTTATACAGGTGGCACAGAACGCTTCCGCATCAACAGCACAGGTGGCATCACATCATCAGACCTTTCTGATGCAGTTGGCTATAAAGGTCTGCCACAGAACCAACGCACTGGGGCATATACGCTTGCCATTTCAGATATTGGAAAGCACCTTTATGTAACCGCTGGCGCATTTGCAGTGACCATTCCGGCTGACGCAACGCTCAATTTCCCTGTTGGTGCGGCAATCACATTTGTCTGTGAAGATGCTGGAAAAACCATTGTTCCCGCATCTGGCGTTGCACTTGTGCTGGCTGGCACTGGTGCAGCAACCACAGGGACGCGAACTCTGGCGATTGGCGCTGTTGCAACACTCATCAAGGTTCAAGCTAACCGCTGGTATATCTCTGGCTCTGGGGTGACTTAATGACTGGTGTTCTTTGCACCCTTCTTGGAACTGGTCCGTCAATTGACACTAGCCCTTATTCTATCAGCTACCTTGTTATTGCTGGTGGCGGCAGTGGCGGCGCGTATGATGGCGGTGGCGGTGGGGCTGGTGGTTATCTCACAAGCACTGCCACTCTAAATACTTCTGCGGTATATACAATCACTGTTGGTGCGGGGGGAGCTAGTGTTTCTGGCACAACTCGCGGCAACAGCGGATCAAATTCATCGCTTTCTGGAACGGGTGTAAGTGTTACTTCCTTGGCTGGCGGCGGTGGCGGTTCTCAAGGTGGAACAAATACAGGTATAAGTGGCGGCTCTGGCGGCGGCGGCGCATATTATCTTGGTGCTGGCGGGGCAGGCACCTCTGGGCAGGGTAATGCTGGTGGAACTGGCGAGAGCGGGTCTGGCGCAGGCGCTGGCGGTGGCGGCGCAGGCGGTGCTGGTGCTACGCCTGCTGGGGGGTCATCAACTGGCGGTAATGGCGGCACTGGCCTTGCGTCCTCAATCACAGGCACATCGGTCATGCGAGCTGGTGGCGGTGGTGGTGGTGGTTACATTGCTATCGGCGCTGGTGGAGCGGGTGGCGGTGGTAATGGCGGCACAGATTTGGGCGGTTATGCTACCATTGGCGGGTTTGGAGCCGCTGGCACAGCCAATACGGGCGGCGGTGGTGGTGGCGGTGGACCACCCGACAG